CATCGGATACATGTACCGCACCTCGAGCTTCACGAGCTCGCGGGGGTCCTTTGGGTTGAAAGTCGGGAAGCACCAGCGGGCATCGAGGTCCTCGAAGACGACTCGGCTATCGACGAGCTTGAAGCCGGGCACGGCCGTGCCGATCGCGCCCCCCATGTCCCGGGCGTGCATCATCATCGCCCACAGGCCGTAGGAGTCCGACACCGCCTGTACCCACGCCTCGGTGTCGGGATCGCCGGGGACCTTCCACGTGGGGTCCTGCGCCTCGCTATAGAGCAGGCCGGTGAAGCGCGAGACAACTAGCTTGCATAGGTGGCAAGGGACGCTGGGCCGGCGGTACCGCAGGGGCAGCGGCTCAAGCTGGCCCGACTCATCCGTGAAGCCGGGTGGAAGAGAGGTTTGGGTGACGATGCTAGCCCTGGCCATCGTGTCGACATGCGGGCTGCCGTCCCACGCGGTGGCGCAATCCTCGTGCTGCTGGGTGCGGAAGTACGCATACAGCCTGTTAAGCTCGAGCTGGCGCGGGGAGAGCCCGAGCCGCTTGAGCCTCTCGTTGACGAGCTTCATGTCGGCCGAGGCGCCGATCACTTGGTTGCTGGTGTTGATGTCTCGGGTCACACCGCTGGACATGGGTTAATCCTCTCACTTGGTTGCTGGTGTTGATGTCTCGGGTCACCAATTCGAAAGTCTCAGGTTGATCGAACCGACTTCTGGCTTCGGGGCTTCGTGGCCCAGCCGCTCGCCCTCGCTCGCAATCCAGCTCGCCATGAGCCGGTCGCCAGTGTGGGCCTGCGGGCTGTACCCGAGCACCTCGTCCAGCCACACCTGCACCTCCGGGTGGCACGCTCCCGAGCGGTTCGGGATAATCCACTTTCCCGCGGCGAACTGGGCGCTCATCGCCTCCACGCCGAACGTCGGGTCTACCTTGTTGCGCCCGGTTGTGAACGGGACGATGGGAATTGCGGTCTTGTTCTGGAGAATCTGAACCAGAAATTGCTGGGCAGCCACGTTCTCGATTACGAAGATGCAATGGAACCGCTCATACAGGTCCACGACCTTGGCCATGATGTCGGTGGCGACCCAGCGACCCGACTCGACCCACAGCACTTCGCGGTCGCCGTTCGGGTGGACGAAAATCACGAAGAACACCGTCAGGTCGTTGTTTGCCTTCAGCCCCACGCCGAGGTCGACGCCACAGTAGACCTTGCAGCCAGGCGGCACCGCCCGCAGCGCGTACACCATGCTTTTGCCTTCGCCGCGGGCTTTGCATGCGTCGAGCCATTCGTGCTTGAATCGAGAAGTCGAGTCGTCGGTGGCCTGGCACATGAGCTGAGACTGAAACTCGATGGGGCCGATCTCCTGGCGGCGTTTCTCGATGCGCGCGAGAGACCACACCTCGGGCCAAGCGCTCTGGCCGTCCTTCGACAAGATCGGGTACTTGAACGCGCGCCATCGCGGGTTGCGCGCCATCGTGTGTAGCAGGTCTTGCGGATGGAATGCGTTGCCGATCGCGAGAATGCGCCCGCGTGCGGTCATGCGGCCCGGAATTGTCTTGAGGTACCAGTCGAGCACGCCGGCCCGCATGTATTCGGTGCGGGTGTTCTCTCGATTCAATATGTCGTCCAAGATCGCCTCGTCGATGCGCGCGCCCTGCGTGTTGCATTCGACCCCCAGCGTGTTGACCGACGGATCTTTCGACATCGTCTCCCGCTGGACCGTAAGCTGCTCGCTGTTCCATGGCATCGACGGGTCTGGCACTAAATCGGGAAACACCTCGTGCAATGCCTCACTCGACTCGATGTATCGGCCGATCAGGTTGGCGATCTTGGTCGCCATGGTCGACGTGTTGCTGACGATCGCGAAACGCAGCGTCGGGTCGCGCCCCAGCTTGTAGAGCGTTCGAGCCACGCTGAGGCTCAGGGTCTTCCCCGACTCGACGAAGGCCCACAGCACCAGCCGATCGTACTTCTCCGCAATCTGAAACCATCGATAATGCAGGGGTGCCAGGTCGATGGTTCTACCGGTCTCCTCGTTTCGCATCACGTACTGGACGAACGCGCGGAAGTCCGATCGGGCCGCCGCGCACAACTTGGCTTCGGCGTGGCGCCGAGTGAAGTCTAGGACCTCGAGGTCTTTGCGTGCGACGACGGCGGGCATCAAGAGCCTCGTCGAATCATCCCCGCATTAGGTCCCGTTGTAGTCGGCACGCCTGGCTGTGGTGTCGGCGCCTGCCCAGACATCGCCCCCATTGAGGCACCGTGGGGAGTCGGAGCCTCTGAGGTGCTTGGCTCGGGCAATTCCTGAGCGCTCACATCGATCTCGCTAAACGCCTGCGGAGCCGTGGATGGAGCTGCATCGTGATCAAGGATCTGTTTCGCTATTCGAGCGGCTCTCAGGAATCGCTGGGCCATCTCCTCAGCCGATAGCGTCTCCTGGCGGGTCTCGGTCGTCAGAGGTCCGCCGCCTTCTCCCATCACTTCGAGCTGCTGGCGCGCCTTGCCCGCCATCTGCTCGATCAGCATCTTGCGATCCATCGCGCCCTTGGAGCCAGGCATGATCGCAGACGTGTAGGCGGCCAAGAGCACGCGGTCGAATCGCGTTTCTGTGCTCTTCGTGCCTGGGTTCGCTGTGGCATTGAGGTACGCTGAGATCCGCGACAGCGCGCTTTTCCAGCGGTTCGTTCCCTTCGGATTTCTCTTCTCGCCCGGCTTGATAGCATGCGCGCGGAGCGCTGCCTGGCTGCCGGGCGACTTGCCGCGGCCGTCTGGCTTGGGCGCGGGTGGGGCGTCGTCAGACACGCGCGCCCCCTGACTGCGAGACTACTCGTCGAGCGTCCAAAGCCCAAGCGAACCGCGCACGAATCGAGTTATCGGGAGACGCAGTTTCGTTGCCGTCTCGTTTCCAGGTTGCGACACCCGTCAAGTACGCCGCTAAATCCCGCGCGTTGTCAAGTCACTCTGCCAGAGTGGCGCGCTCGTCCGGATTGATGGCCGCGAGCACGACTGCTCCAGCAGCGGGAACCCCTGCCATGGTCTTACTTTCGCCTGTCGATGTTTCTTGCGTCGATTCGGGCACTGCGCTAAGGTTAGATCGTGGCGACACAAGAGCCCACGAAGCGCCAGGAGCGGGACGCGAGGCATTTGCGGGAGGGACTACTGTCTATCCCGGCAGCGGCGAAAGTGCTGCGATTGAGCCCCCCGCGAGCCTACGGACTAGCTCTTGACGGCACTTTCGACCGGCGCAAGATTGGCGGCGCGGTCTACGTCACGGCGGCGTCGGTCAAGGCTTACCAGCAGGCCCGCGCCACGGTGCCAACTGGTTGGATCTCGCTGCCCGACGCATGCCGCCTAACAGGCTACGGGCGCACCGCAATACTCGATCGCGTCCGGTCTGGACAGCTTGAGCGGCGGCTCGTACATCGGCGCCTCTACCTATACCGCCCAGCGCTAGACGCTATGTGCCAGGCGTCCTAGACGCGCTGTTATTTTTCTTACTGTCGTCTGCCGAGTTTTCTTGCGTCGATTCGGAGCCGGGAGTAAAGTTGAATCATGGAAACGCACACGACCTCGACCTCGACCTACGCCGACCGCCTCACTGATATCATCGACTCCGCCGAGCTGCGCGACCCGGAGCTCTCCAGCACGCAGGAGATGCCGGTGGTGGCCAATGACGAGATCGTGGCCGCCTCGACCTACACGGACGAGGAGCTGGCGATCAGGATGTGGCAAGTAGCCATTGATCGGATGCAGGAGCGGCAGCAGCTGGCCGCCATGCGCGCCTCCGATCTTACGACGACCGCGCAGCTCCCGGCGATCGAGGTGGAGGCGTGAGCTTCGACGGACTCCTCCCGATGCTCGTGTCGTTTGCCGCCTGGCGCACCTGCCGCTGCTGCGGCTCGCAGACTCTCTATATCGACGCCCGGTGCCAAACCGGAGACGACTGTGTGTGTGGGCTCTGTGAGCGCGCTGCCGAGCTGCTTCTCCTCTCGCCGGCGGCCGTGGAGCTCGCGATCGACCGGGCCACCGGCAGTGCGGGAGTTGTTCGTTGACCACCCCAGTCTCTACCCCTGGACAAACACTTGTGATCGTCGGCAAGGCGGTGTCGACCACCACGTTGGAAATCGACCTGTCTCCGCCGCTGCTCTTGTGAAAGGACCTGCATCATGGCCACCCGCACACCGCTTGTAATCGGCTCTACCACGATCCACCTCACGGTTTCGCGCCCGACCGACGAAGCGATTGCAGACGCGCTCGCTCACCTGGGCGCCTCGCTGGTGCTCACGCTGCCGAGCGACGAGCCGAGCATCACAGCGCACGTGATCAAGGCCTACCGAGCGCTGGGCGGCGACCCGGCGCAAGTCACCGGGTACCCGTGGAACCAGACGCTGGGGGACGATCTTTGAGCCGCTACCGTCTGACCCGCGCCTCGGCTCGCGCTGCGCGCGCGTGCTACAGCGACGCACGACTCGCCGAGCTAATCCCTGAGTCCGGCCTGTCCGTCGCGGAGGTCGCGGCGCTGGCTATCCCGGCCGAGGATCGGCACTGGGCGCTGGTGTACGCCGTCGGCGCGCCGGAGCGCGTGCTGCGTGAGCACGCCTGCTGGTGCGCGCGGCGCGCGCTCGCTGCAGAGCGGGTGGCTGGTCGCGAGCCCGATGTGCGCTCCTGGGCGGCGGTCGCGGTGGCTGAGCGCTACGCTCGCGGCGATGCGACGATCGCGGAGCTAGACGCCGCCAGTGTCGCCGCCTGTGCCAGTGTCGCCGACAGTGACGCCGAGAGTGCCGCCGTCAGGGCCGCCGCCGTGGACGCCAGGGCCGACGCCTGGGCCGCCGCCAGGGCCGCCGCCAGGGCCGACGCCAGGTCCGCCGCCATGGCCGCCACCTGGGCCGCCGCCAGGGCCGCCGCCATGGCCGACGCCAGGTCCGCCACCTGGGCCGCCGCCAGGGCCGGCTGGGACGCCGCCATGGCCGCCACCTGGGCCGCCGCCAGGGCCGGCTGGGACGCCGCCTGGGACGCACAGCTCGACGACCTGGTCGCGCGACTAGACCGCTCATTGACCACCACCACCAAAAAAGGAGAAAGCCATGTGTGACCCCCGAACTCTCGTGCTGCTATTTGTGCTTTGCGGCGCCGGCTGCGCGGTGGACGTACCCGACACAGGCACGGAGCCGGACGCTGCGGTACTGGCCACGGCGCCCACCACGACCCTCACCGCAAGCGCCACATCGACCGCCACGGCTACGCGGATCCTTCCGGGGACCGATACCCTCCCGGCCCTTGCGCCCGACGCAGCCTCGCCAAAGACCGACACGACACCTACCCCCACACCGGACGCCACCCTGCCGGCGTCCTACCAGATCCCCACGACCCAGACGACCTGCCCAGCCGGCTACTGGCGCCAAGTCACGTACAACACCCCGGATCATATCGACTACGTCGAGTGCGTGAAGAACATGGTTTGCAGTGGCAACGAGTGTCTGGTCTTGACTCAGCCCGACACGAACGGCAACTTTTGCCAGACCTGCATCTCGTGCGCGTTCGACGTGATCCCGGCGGCGGTCTACAACGTGGAGAGCGACAACGGCATGGTCGTTACTTCTTGCGCGCTGTTCCAGGAGCAGGGACTCTGCAAGACGCCCGCGTACGGCACCTTCTGCGCCCGGACCTGCGCGCGCTGTGTACCTGCAGATGCGGGAGCCACGCCGTCAACGACCCCTCCCTCATGATCGTTTGCGTGTTGACGCCTACATGCGGTGAGAGCTACATATGTACACGCTAGCGATGAAATGCGTCAGGTTGCTCCGCGAGATCCTCGGCATAACCCAGCAAACCCTTGTAGAGCACAGCGGAGTTAGTCGAGTCAGCATTTCGCATTATGAGACTGGCCGGGTCTTCCCTTCGCGCGTGATCGCTAAACGGCTCGACGACGCTATCGAGGCGATCATCGACAAGCGAGCGCTCGCTGCGGCCGAACAGCTCCGCTACAGCCCGCTGCGGCCGAACAGCTCCGGTACAGCCGCGAGCCGCCAAAAGTCTCAACAGCGTTGAGAGAACTGCACCCCGAGGCCGACTCACCACAGCATCAGCCACAAGCACACCGGGCTTTACTTTGCCGAGCTTGATCACAAGTACAACACCCGCAAGATGACCGACGGCGAACGCACTGTCGTCGGCATCCGGCGCATGGAAGGCAAGCGGCTCATGTACCGTGCGCCTCAACGGAAGGTTGGCTGAGATGGCAAGGCCAGCACGCATTGCAGAGGTGCGAGCCGAGCATCTTTTGACTGAGTTGCTAACGTCTCAGGGCTGGAGCGTTGAACATCCCCCGAAAGGGGAATTGCTACGTCAAGGAGAGTACAGAGATCATCCTCACTTGTTGGACATTTTCAAAGGCAAGAGCAAGTCATCCGGTGGAGGGGACGGCATGCCGGAGGCGCTACTCGTTGATGAGAACTTGCAGCCGTTGGCTGTAGTGGAAGTTAAGGGATCGGCAAAGGATCTACCCAAGGCCATAGATGAGGTAACGAACAATTATGGAACCTGGTGCGTAGAGGCGGGCTATGCGCCTCTGGCGATTGCACTTGCCGGAACCACTGAAACATCTTTCGGATTACGGGTGTTCAAGTGGTCCAAAAACAAGTGGCTCACCGTCACTTATGACGGAAACCCCATCAATTGGATTCCCAATCGTCCAGACTTGGAGCATCTGCGCACCCCCAATACACTAGCCGAGTTGCGCCCGTCCGTTCCTCCGGTCGCAGTGCTTGCCACTCGCGCCGACGAGATCAACCGCCTGCTACGTGAAGCCAATATCACCGATGCTCAGCGCCCGGCGATTGTCGGATCGATTATGCTCGCGCTATGGAAATCAAAAGGCCAGATCAGGCGCGATCCCGAGTACATTCTGGGGGACATCAACGAAGCATCGCAGAAAGCCTTTTGGACCGCCGAGAAGGCCAGCATCGCGGACAGTCTCCGTGTTCCCATCGCAAACAAGGACCTGGCCAAAAGCGCGGTGCGCATCGTCTCCATCTTGGAACGCCTTGGAGTGACCGTCCTAAGCGCGGAGACTGACTACCTGGGACAATTATATGAGACGTTCTTCACCTACGTCGGCGGCAATACGATAGGGCAAATTTTCACACCAAGACACATGACCGCCTTTATGGCGGAACTCGCGGACGTACAGCGCGACGACGACGTGCTAGACCCAGCGTGCGGGACAGGTGGCTTCTTGATCGCTGCCATGAATCGCATTCAGCGACGCGGCAAGTTGTCTCGGGCTCAGATGATCGAGATTATAAAGAAGCACTTGGTCGGCTTTGAGGTTGAGCCGATCACGGCGGCGCTCTGTATTGCCAACATGGTATTGCGCGGAGACGGATCCACGCGGGTACACCAGGGGAGTTGCTTCACGTCGAAAAAGTTCGAGGCGGGGAAAGCCAATATCGTTTTGATGAATCCTCCCTTTCCACACGAGTCGACTGATAAGCCTCCGGAAGAGTTCATCGCCAGGGCACTAGAGGGACTGAAAACCCGTGGGCTGTTCGTGGCTATCGTCCCACAGTCCCTTTTGGGTAAGCACCCAAAGCAACAGTGGCGGGATGATATCCTGCGAGATCATACTCTTAGTGGCGTGATCACTTTGCCGGATGAACTCTTTCAGCCGTTTGCAGCGGCCACCACGGCCATCCTAATTTTGGAAAAGGGCATATCGCACCCCAGTGATCGGCGCGTCTTCTTTGCCAGGGTGGAGAACGACGGATTCAAATTGAAGAAGGGTGTGCGCATTCCACGTGAGGGAGACGAATTACCAACCATACTTGATGCGTATCGTAACAAAAGGGCAATCCCTGGCATTAGCGGACTTTCAGTGCTTGATCGAGATCGGAGTTTCGCGCCGGGCGCCTATATCCCTGCGCGGCCTTTGAGTGAAGCGGAAGTGACTGCGGGAGTTCTCGCACTCATCCGCAACCGCACCGCGTTCACTACCTTGCACGCAGCCGAGATCGTCAACCTCAGACGTGAGGCCAGTTCGTACCGTGCGATGAAGAAGTCGCCCATTCCTAGTGCGTCCACTAGCAAAACGATCGGCGGCTACTTCGATATTTTCTACGGGCAGAAAAGCCTTCACAACAAGGAGAAGTTGCTACCTGGCACATCCCTCGTGATCTCGTCAAGCGGCGTGGACAATGGTTGCTACGGTTTCTTTGATCTCGAAGCCTTGATTGAGCCTCCGTTTGTCACCGTTCCTAGTACCGGAAGCATTGCGGTGGCTCATGTTCAAGAATTGCCGTGCGGGGTTACGGATGACTGTTTGATCATGTTACCCAAAAAGGACGTGCCGCACGAACTTCTCTATGTTGCAGCCGCAGTCATTCGGTCAGAGGCATGGAGGTTCAGCTATGGCAGGAAGGCGACTCCGGATCGCATATCTGGCTTCCCGTTGCCTGTCGGCAAGGATTTGATTGAGTGTGTGCGCGTTTACATGGAGCGAGCGGCACAGGTGGAACACCTTGCGATAGAACATGCAGAGGATGCAATTGACGAGCAGATAGCACGCAAACGACGGTTACAGGAGAAGGAGAATCCCGGAAGGCTCATTGGTGGAGATATGTTAGAGAAAAGGTTGGCGGAGCTGGAATAGGCTACGACGATGCCTTTAGTCGGTTTCTTGTGGGACCCGGAAGCCCTGGAACGATTAGCCGAGATTCCCGGCAAACAGAGAGCGCAGATCATAAAGAAAGCGCGGGCTTTAATGATGGATTCTCATCCTCCTGGGACAAAGAAATTATCTGGCATGGAAGGAGAAGACGGAGTACCGCTTTACCGTCAGCGCTCAGGTGATTATCGCATTCTCTACGAAGTCAGAACAAAACCACATACGATCATTGTCATTCGAGACGTAGACGACCGAAAGGACGTGTACAGGTGAAGACAGAAAAGACCAAGGACAAGAGCAAGGAAGACACGCTGAGGATGCCGGCCGACGAATTCGACCGCATCATGCGCCAGGCATTCCAGGGTGCGAGTCCGGAGCCACTGGGCACCGATGAGCCGACGCCAGTGAATCGGCCTACCAAGCCGAAGAAGTAGCACCCACAATTAGGTGTAGGTTTTTGTGGTTTCCGTTAGTGTTGTGAAGTGCACACTCGCCGGCGAGACCATCGGCCAGCCGTGCTCGATCTGCCGTAGCCGGCACGGTTCGGAGGTGCGCCATGCAGCGGAGTGATCTGCCCGCGCCGTTCCCGTGGTTCGGCGGAAAGCGCAAGGTCGCCGATATTGTCTGGCAACGCTTCGGTCGCGTCGCCAACTACGTGGAGCCCTTCTTTGGCAGCGGCGCGGTCCTGCTGGGTCGCCCGTCGCCATTCGTCGGCAACGAGACGATCAATGACCTCGACGGTTACGTCGCCAATTTCTGGCGAGCCGTCAAGCACGCGCCGAAAGACTTGGCAGAGCACGCCGACAATCCAGTTAACGAAAACGACATGCACGCACGCCATGTCTGGCTCCTGCAGAAGCGTGAGACGTTGCAATCCAGACTCGAAGGCGATCCAGACTTCTTCGACGCGAAGATCGCCGGCTATTGGGTGTGGGGGCTCGCGTGCTGGATCGGCTCCGGCTTCTGTTCCGGCACTGGCCCGTGGTGGGTGAACGAAGACCGCCAGCTCGTCCACCTCGGCAGCAACGGGCAGGGCGTGAACCGCAAGCTCGTCCACCTCGGCAACAACGGGCAGGGCGTGAACCGCCAGCTCGTCCACCTCGGCGACAACGGGCAGGGGCGTGAACCGCAAGCGCGTCTGGCGCCGTGGTTCCTTGCGCTCGCCGAGAGGCTTAAGCGCGTTCGCGTGTGTTCTGGTGACTGGGCGCGTGTCTGCGGGCCGAGCGTCACGTTCAAGCACGGGTTGACCGGGGTGTTTCTGGACCCGCCGTACGCAGACACCGCAGATCGCACGAGCGATCTCTATCGTACAGACAGTGAGAGCGTGGCGCACGCCGTCCGCGAATGGGCAATTGAAAACGGGGATAACAAGCTGCTTCGTATCGCGCTCTGTGGCTACGAGGGGGAGCACGAGATGCCTGGAAGCTGGTCGGTGTACGAATGGTCGGCCGGCGAGGGCTTTGGCGCGCAGGCAGAGCAGCGCAGCGGGAACGGAAAACGGGAGCGCATCTGGTTCTCTCCTGCCTGTCAGGCGGCCCGCCAAGCCAGTCTATTTGGAGAACAGAGAACATGAGTTCGTGCAGCGGACCGAATGGGGACTCAAATGACCAACGAAAAAGATAACAGGTATCCGTCAATTTCTGGAATTCGGGTCCTCGTTATCGGGCAGTCTTTTAACCTCCCATACACGATAAAGCACCTACAAGAGACGGCTCACCTTCGGGAAACCTTCGCTACATTTCGACCCGATGTGATCATTACGTCGACATTCATTCCCGGAGAGCTAAGTCGAGCGACACACGAACTCAGGAAACGTTGGATCAACGTACCAGAGAACGCCGACATCCCGTCCATCATCATAGCGGTCGAAAACACATATCGCTTCAACTTGTGGACCGAACATCAGCATCAGAAAGACAACCCGATAGTCTCGGTCTACACCCCCACCTGCAATACCGGAGACTACCTCCCCGATACCTTCGAGTCGCTTCGAAGCCAGACATACGCCAACTGGGAATGGGTTGTCCTCGATGATGCATCTAGTGACAAAACTTGGTCCCGGCTTCAAGAATACGCATCACAGGACTACCGGATCCGCCCCTTCCAGAGCGGAGTTCATTTAGGGAAGATCGGCGCCACCAAAGAGCTGGCTACCCGATTGTGTCGGGGCAAGTATCTAGTTGAGCTTGACCATGACGATATGCTGACAGATACGGCTCTGGAAGAGGTCAAAAATGCCTTTGAAGCTAACCCACATGTCGGGATGGTCTACACCAACAGCGCTTCGTTCTTCGAGAACGGCAACCCACAACGCTTCCCAGAGGGCGAGCCTTGGACCCAGCCAGACCGCTATCGCGAGGTGGAATACCACGGCAAGAAATACCTAGAATGCCGGAACCCTGACATCTATGATCGCTTCGGCCCACACTTTACCCAAGTCTTCGGTTGGTTCCTAACGGTAGGACCACACCACATCAGATCTTTTCGCGCCGAGACATTCTGGAAGCTGGGCGGCTACAATCCCGAGCTTCCGGTCGCAGATGACTTTGATCTTTTCGCGCGATTCTTTCTTGAGTCGGAATGCTATCACCTGGACAAGATGCTCTACCTCTACAGGTATCGGGATGCCTTCGGGAACGCAACATTCCAACGCTTTCAAGCTATCCAGGACCACCTAAAACTTGCGCAAAATCAGTACGCCGACCGATATGCTAGGAAAAACGCGGAGCTGCTGAAGCAAGCCGAGCGGGCTCAGACGACCGCACCTGCCACAAAAGCCGGGATTTCGTTCGTAGTTTTGGACGCAACGGGCAGTAAGAATGCGGTCAACTGCCTCCGAAGCATAAAAGAGTACTCTCCCGAGTCAGAAGTCATCCTAGTTGAAAACGGAGTCCAGTCCAAAGCCAGAGACAAAGCAAGCATTGTCGTTTCAAGTCAAGCCAACTTGGGATTCGCGGCCGGGTGCAATCTCGGAGCTAGAAGCGCTTCACGCCAGTTTCTATGCTTCATGAACGATGACGCCGAACTGGTAGACAAAGCGACGGTTCGTAATCTGCTCGGCACTGCCTCGAAAAACATTATTGCAGGACCCTTCTCGGACAAAGCCAAGCCTCCGCAAGGTGGCTTCAACAAGTCGACAACTCCATCGACCGATATGCCAGTTCCAATGGTTGTCGGTCTGTGCATGATGCTGTCAAAGAAACTATTCGATGAGCTTGGAGGATTCGATACTAGATTCCTGACCTGGGAAGACGACGATCTATGCCGTCGAGGGAAACTCTTCATGGCGCCAAGCATGATAGTCGGACGGGCTTTTGTTCATCACAAAGGGCATCAGACGTTCGAAACTCTAAAGCTTGACCATTTCCAGGTTGAAAAGCAAAACCAGCAGCTCTACGAGAAAAAACACGCCAATCTTAAGGTCATTGCAATAGCCAAAAATGAAGAGAACTGTGTTGTGGACTTCTTCAAGCAGTTCGAGAAAATCACAACCGACTGGTACTTACTAGATACCGGATCAACCGACCGGACTATCGAAATGGCCAAGCTCATCGGCGTCAAAGTCGAGTCAAGGCCGTTCGTAGACTTCGCGACAACTCGAAACCAGGCTCTTGAGCTTTTCGACCCTCTGAAAAAATCCTGGGTCATCATGCTTGACCTCGATGAACGCCTAGACAAGCAAACTATCTCGGCAATTTCAGAACTGGTCTTCAACCACAGGTCACCATCAGCTGACTTCGAGACTTACCTGGCGCCTCTGATAGCTGTGAATACGGACGGCAGTCGGAGGGAATTCGTCGCGAAGCCGTTTCTCTTCTTCAACCATGGATTGGCAAAGTGGGCCTTCAAAGTCCACGAAAAGTGGCTCGCGCCAGGAAAGTACGCTCTGGTAACCAACGCCTGTCTAGAGCACCATATTTCCTATCACTCCGGCAAGCGTAGAACAGAAGCCGACGGTCTATACCAGACACTTATGGCGCAAGAGCCCTACTTCCAGGACCCCACATTCAAAGCTAAAATCCTAGAACAGTACCCCATCCTGGACTATGACCGCCCAGATGATAGCCGGATAGCTAAGATTCAGGCCGGACCCCTTGTCAGCTCCGTTATCCCAACCTTCAAGCGCCCAGATCTTCTCAAAAAGGCAGTTCAATCGGCACTTGATCAGTCCTACAAGACCTTGGAAGTCCTAGTCATTGGCGACAACTGCCCCGACTTGGAAGGCGTTCGTACGGACGTATCTTTAGACCCCCGAGTCCGGGTCATTAATCTACCCGCCAATCATGGGTCAGGAGGAGCTGTTCCCAGAAATGTCGGCATCAACCTGGCAACTGGGCACTACATCGCCTATCTGGATGACGATAACACCTGGGCCTCGGACCATGTCGGTAACCTACTAACTACCATCCTTCGAGAGCAAACCGTCTGGGGCTGGTCTTCTATGCGTGTCAACAGCCAGGATCTGAAGTTCGACCGCCTTGAGAGGGGCCGCATCGACACTTCATGTGTCATACACCACAGGAATCTAGTGACCAAGCATGGGCCATGGAAAGATCGAAAAGAGGCAGGATACGCCCACGATTGGGAGTTCTTTTCACGCTGGCGCGAAGAGCCGCAAACCGTAACTAAATACCCTTCGGTGAACTACAACGCCGAGACTTCGGGACAGCCCGAGTTTATAGCTAACCTGGCACGAGAGCGATCTGGAGAACCCAGCATTCGCCTTTCGGTTCTAGTACCGTCTTTGGAATCCCGACAGGAAAAACGCCAAAGACTCTTAGACCAGATTAACCAACAGTGCAAGGACCAACCAGTTGAAGTCTTAGTCCAAATCGACGATGGGAAGATGACCGTCGGAGACAAAAGGAATCTGCTCATAGCTCGCGCAAAGGGAGACTACGTAGTTTTCATCGATGACGATGACGTGGTCGCCGACAGCTACATTGCGGACATTCTACAAGCTCTCCAAGAAAACCCAGACTGCGTAACCTTCAAGGGCCAAATCGTGTCTAACCCTCCCGAAATTTTCAGATTCGATATGACCTATCCGCACAATACCTGGGAGCAAAACAAAGACGGAATACACATGCGATGCCCTTCTAGCTTGTGTCCCATTCGAACAAGCATTGCCAAGTCCGTAAAATTTCCCTCGATCAGCTGCGCTGAGGATCGAATCTGGGGAATCTCCCTTTACCCGCTTCTTCAAACACAAGTGCATATCGACAAGATTTTGTACTTCTACTATGCCAGCCTAGAAGAAACCGAAGCTCAATGCGCTGAGAAAATCGCCGCTTCACGCAAAATCGTCGATTCATTCAGGTATACACCCTACCGTCGGGAGTACCCGTGAACCGAGGATTGCCAGGCATGAACCGAGGCTATACCGCTGCCAGCGAATTT